AACTGGACCCGTTAAAGTATAGAGGCGATGCGATTTCACTATTGAATCCACGCCCTGACAGGACAGAGCCGTTGAGTGTTTTTGTGAATAGCACAGGCGGCGATACACCTTTTGAGACAGTGCCGGGGTCAATGCAGCCGGCGCCATCGACAATAGCAGTTGAAGGCGTGGCTACTCTGGGAACGGTTACGGTGGTGACTACATGACCTATGACGAGCTAGTGACAAATATTCGTAACTATACCGAGGTAGACAGCAATGTTTTCTCTAACTCGGTGATAGATACGTTTATCTTGATGTCAGAGAACAGGATTCTTAGAGACATCGATCTGGATGTTTTTAAGATTGAAGCCACTGCCAACATGACCTCAGGCAATCGTTTTCTAGTTGCACCAAGCGACATCTTGACCCATCGCTACATAATGGCGACGTTTAACGGAGATCAGACCTTTTTAGAGTTCAGGGACACCTCTTTCATGAAAGAGTATTGGCCCGACTATTCGGAAACAGGCACTCCTAAATACTACTCCGTGTGGGACCAAAACACTTTTTACATTGCACCTACACCTGACGCCAGTTACGAAGTTCAATTAGGATACATATATAAGCCGCAGCAGTTGTCGTCTTCAAACACGACGACTTGGATAAGCACCAAGGCCCCTGAAGCGCTTTTATATGCGTGCCTGATACAGGCATATAGCTACACGAAAGGCCCGCTTGATATGCTGACATATTTTGAAAACAGCTATAAGCAGGCCATACAAGGTCTCGGCATCGAGCAGCAAGGTCGCCGTCGTCGTGATGAGTTTAGAGATGGCATGATTAGACTGCCAATTAAATCGGAATCGCCCGGCCCGTAATATTTTTAAGAGGAAAGAAAAATGGCTATCACACAAGCTATGGTTACATCGTTCAAAGTCGGCGTGCTTGATGGCACTTTTGACTTCAGCAGCGGCACATCACAAGTATTTAAGATTGCTCTGTACACTTCATCGGCTACTTTGGATGCGACTACTACTGCGTATTCAGTAACTAACGAAGTTTCAGGCACAGGCTACAGTGCGGGTGGAGAAACACTAGTTATCTCAGCAAACCCTGCTTCAAGCGGCACTACAGCGTTTTTGGACTTCTCAGACGTAACTTGGTCTTCAGCGACTATTACGGCCCGTGGCGCATTGATTTACTTGGCTGACGGTGGCACTAACCCTGCTGTTGCAGTTCTGGATTTCGGCTCTGATAAAACTTCAACCGCAGGTGACTTCACTATTGTCTTCCCTGCCGCTGATGCAAGCAACGCTATTATCCGTATTGCCTAGTAGGAGGCTAAATGGCCTCTTCGACGGATTACATAGGTTGGGGTTCCGGCCCTTGGGGCCGAGACAACTGGGGTTCTAGTACCACTACGATTTTTGTCGATGGTGTTTCTGGAACGTCTGCGCTCGGCAACGAAACTGTAGAGGCTTCGGCTTCTGCGTCCGTAACGGGTGTTCAGGCTTCTGGAGCAGTTGGGTCTGTAACGGTTGTTGCTGAAGCTAATATAGCTCTTACAGGTGTCCAAGGAACCACAGCATTAGGTAATATCGCTGTTGAAGCTGACGGCGCGGCCCAAGTTCTTGGTAATGCGGCCACTGGTGCTGTTGGGTCTGTAACGGTTGTTGCTGAAGCTAATATAGCTCTTACTGGCGTCCAAGGCATAGGAGCTGTTGGCAGTGTAGAAGTAGAAGCAGCGGCCAATACTTCGGTCACCGGAGTCTCTGCTACAGGTAATCTGGGCGCGGTAGTTGTTGATCTACGTACCAGAGCAGAAGTAACAGGCGTAGAAGGCACTGGAGAAGTAGGTACCGCAGGCGTTGTTGCCGCTGCAATAATTAGTGTAACGGGTGTTGAAGGCACTACGGTCCTTGGCGAAGAAACCGTCATTGAAGGCACTGGGGTATCAGTAAACGCAATAGGCGTCGAAGGCACTACAGCACTTGGTAACGTCGCGGTTGAAGCGGATGGAGCTGTTGAGGCCCTTGGTAACGCTGCTACTGGTGAAGTAGGTACGGTTATAACTGCCGCTTCTGCGGTTGTTGACGTTACTGGAGTGGAAGCTACCACAGCCCTTGGCGAAGAGACTGTAACTGCCGGAGCAACGGTATACGTCATTGGCGTACAGGGTACCACTCAGCTAGGTACGGTAACCCAGATAACCAACAACATTATAGATGTTACGGGCGTTCAAGGCACTACAGCACTAGGAACCGCTACTGCTCAAGCAAATGCCGACGTAAGTGTAACCGGCGTTCAGGGCACTACAGCATTAGGCGAAACCGAAGAAACGGGCGGAGCTACAGTGTACGCCATTGGCGTACAGGCCACTGGCCAAGTCGGAAATGTATTAGTCTGGAGTCGTATAGTCCCAGACCCCGGCACTGGATGGACTGAAGTACCTGTGGATCAAACACCTAATTGGAAACGGATTGCAGCATGAAGACAGTAAATGAAGCGGTAACATTAAACGACGCAATAGACCCTAAGCATGAAGTTGAAATTGTGTGTGGTAATTGCGGTTACGATTTGGACGAAACGGAACTAACAGCGGATACTTGTTCAGATTGCGGGGAAGCCCTAAACTTACGGCAGCACACAAAAATTTATGCGACAAGCATACCTGCTGCCGGTGGCAGCACTTTAAAATAGTCACTGGAGGCCCTAATGGCTACTTATGTAAATAACTTACGGCTTAAAGAAATCGCTACGGGCGATGAAAGTGGCACTTGGGGCACCAGTACCAACACTAACCTTGAGCTGATTACCGACGGTTTTAGCTACGGCACGAAAGAAATGGCGGCAGACGCCAACGAAACCTTCACTATGCCGGATGCTACTGCGGATGACACCCGCTCGTTCTACTTAAAGATTACCTCGGCGGTGTCTCTAACAGCGACTCGTACGGTAACTCTTGGTCCAAATACCGTTTCTAAAGTTTGGATGATCGAGAACGCTACTTCTGGCAGTCAGTCTATTAGTATTTCGCAAGGGTCTGGTGCTAACGTCACTATACCCAACGGCTCTAAAGTCATGATTGTTACAGACGGTGCGGGAGCAGGCGCTGCGGTATTTAATGCTAACCCCACTGAAGTCGGCGGTACGGTAACAAGCGTAGGTGGCACGGGCACGGTTAATGGCATTACTCTGACTGGCACAGTCACTAGCTCTGGGAACCTTACTCTTGGCGGCACGCTGTCTAATGTTAACCTGACTTCTCAGGTTACGGGCACCCTCCCTGTCGCTAATGGCGGTACAGGGGCAACGTCCCTAACTGCTAACTACGTAATCTTGGGTAACGGTACAAGCGCAGTTCAAACAGTTGCTCCGGGCACTTCAGGTAACATCCTGACTTCAAACGGCACAACTTGGCAGTCAACGGCTCCTGCGGCCAGTGGCATATCAGCAGGACTTTCAATCGCCCTTGCGATGGTCATGGGATTTTAGGAGAAGGTAAATGGCTAACCCCAATATAGTTGCAGTAACAAGCATTTTAGGAAACACCACGTTCCTGACACCCTCTGACACTAGTGCTAACGTGCTTCTGTCTAACGCGGCGGCCTCTGGCAATGTGCTTAAAATCAACCAGATCGTAGCGGCTAACGTCAACGGTTCAAGCGCTGTAGACTGCACTGTGACAATTAACTCAGCAGCGGCAGGCGGCGGTACGGCCTATCCTATTGTCTCTACAGTCTCGGTCCCTGCGGATGCGTCGCTTATCGTGGTTGATAAAACTACGGCGATTTATTTGATGGAAGACCAGTCCATTGTAGTGACAAGTGGTTCAGCAGACGACATCGCTTATACGATTAGTTACGAAGCTATCTCTAGCTCTTAAGGAGTAGCCCATGAGCCGTAAAGGTGGAGTTCTGTCTGGCGGTTTCCAACCGCTAAAAGCGCCCAACGCACCTACTATAGATTCTGTTAGCGCGGGAGTCTTGTCTGCGAGTGTTACTGTGTCTGCTCCGGCTAACACGGGCGACGGTACGGTTTCGGGCTACGTAGTCACTGCCAAACAATCTGACGGCTCGTTAGCCACGGGCACTGCTTCGTCTGCGGGTGCTGTTTCGGTAACCCTAACTGCGGGCGGTACTACAGAGTTCGCGGCTCAAGCCTTTAGTGAATATGGGCCGGGCCAGTTTAGCGGGTTTGGTAATAGCACTTCGGTGCCTTCTGGGCAGGAGTTGTATGCTTGGGGTAGTGGGAGTTCAGGTCGAACAGGTCTTAATACTACTGTCAATACTTCTTCTCCAACACAAGTCGGTTCTTTAACTACATGGGCGCAAGTCTCAGCGAGATCCTCCTCTTCCATCGCAATTAAAGCGGATGGTACTCTTTGGGCTTGGGGTGCAGGGACCGTAGGACAACTAGGCAATG